CAAGGGCCAAGTGGTGGGTCGAGGCCAGACCATCCACGCCGTTCACTGCTCTGAGGTGGCCTTTTATCCCGACCCCGAGGGGCTCATGCTCTCCCTCAATCAGTCGGTCCCGGACAAACCGGGCACAATTATGATCCTCGAGTCCACAGCCAACGGGGCCGGCAACTGGTTCCACGAACAGTGGTTCGCGGCCAAGCATGGCGAGAGCGATTTCATACCCATGTTTTTCCCCTGGTTCCTCCACGAGGAGTACTCGATCCCCAACACCACTCTCTCCTACGAGCAGTTGACCAGGGAGGAGCGGGAGATCATGCAGAAGTTCCCGGCCATCGGCCTGCCTCAACTGGCCTGGCGCCGTTGGTGTATCCGGAACAACTGCAACAACGACGTCAACAAGTTCAAGCAGGAGTACCCCAACGACGATCACGAGGCCTTCCTCACGACCGGGAGAAATATCTTCCCCCTCGACAAGCTGGACGAGTGCTACGAGGAGCGGATCGGAGCTCAGGGGTTCATATCCCCCATCCGCGATCCGAGCCGTCCACAGGGTGTATTCCACAAGGACTCCACCGAGCGCCTCACGATCTTTAAGCACCCCCACCCCTCTCAGCAGTACGTGGTGGCCGGCGACCCGACCCGTACCACGTGGGGAGATCCGGCCTGTATCCAGGTGCTCAACTGGAGAACCTTCGAGCAGGTGGCGGTATGGCACGGTCACTGTGAGCCGGTTGAGTTCGCCGACCGGCTGGCCGAGCTCGGGTTTTACTACAACACGGCCACGGTCAACTGCGAGATCGAGGGTGGCGGGATGGCCTCGATTGCCATTCTGACCAGCAAAATGTTCTACCCCCGGGTGTGGCGGTATCGGCAGGCCGACCGGATGCCCGGCCAGATCTCCAACTCTTTCGGCTGGAGCATGAACTGGCAACGGAAGCACATGAGCGTCTCATTCGTGATTGACCTGCTCGGCCAGAAGATGCTCAAGATCCACGACCCCATCACCTATGACCAAATGGCCAACTATGTATCGTTGCGGTATGGCGAGCTCGGGCCGGCCTCGGACAAGCAGCACGACGACGCGGTCACCTCACTGGCCATCGCGGTCGGGACGATCTGCCTCGAGCTCGAGGGGTCACGCCGCTCCCCCGACGAAATGCTCCAGAGCTACTCGATGGAGCTCGCCGGCAACGTGTTCGAGCCGCCTCGGGCGGTCCACACACCCGTCTCAGATATCGGCGGGCAACCATTTTGGGAAGCCATGAGCGACGAGCTCACCTACGACTAATGCCCTTCTACGCCTACCTCTGTGACGCGTGCGGGCATGAAACCGCAACCCAGCGCCGGGCCGACACCTTCCGGTGCGCCAACTGCGGGGCGACCTCGAGACGCCGGTGGGCTTTCCGCCAGGGCCCGCCGGCGTTCGAGGGCCACTACAACGTGGCGGCCGGCCGGTACGTGAGCTCCGAGGCCGAGCTCCGCTCGACCTTCGCCGAGGCCTCCGACCGGCAATCCAGGTTGACCGGCCAGCCCGTCGATATCCAGCCCATTGACCTCCGGGACCGGGAGGCTTGTGGAATCACCGAGGCCGACGTGGACCGCATGGCCGAGGAGAAAGCCAAAGCGGTATGACCCTCACGCAGACCCCCACCGACGAGCTCCAAGACGAGTTTGACCAGTGGGACACCACGGCCCGGCTCGACCAGCTATACACGATGGCCAAGGATGCCAAGCACCGCCGGCACGCCGAATGGGCCCGGAACTACATGCTCACCTTTTCGAGGAGCACCGGGAGCAACACTCGCCCGGGCTCGGGGATCAAGGACTCCGAGATCTATCCGATCATCCGGAATCGGATCGCCTGGATGACCGATCAGAAGATGGATTTCCAGGTCAACCCGGCCGTGGACCCCTTCTCGGAGTTCGCCGATCACGAGCGCGCCATCAGTCGGCACATGGATCAGATCCTCGCCTCGAACTACTCCGTCCAGGGTTGGTACCGCCAGATCACCCTCCTGCTATGGGACTCCGCTCTGTGCGGCGCCGGCATCCTCAAAAGCGTGTGGGACTCCGGGCTCGACGGCGGCCTCGGCAACGTCTCACTCCAGCGGAGAGACCCCTGGAAGATCTACCCCGACCCCGACGCGACCTCGATGGACGATCTCAGCTACATCTTCGAGGTGAACCGCATGAGCCTCGAGGAGCTCGAGCGGCGGTTCCCCAACACGGCGGCGGCCGTGATCGAGGAAGCGTTCCTGACCGGCGACAAGGGAGATCTCTCCGTCCGACCTCGAGCGAACACCGGCATGGAGAATCGCATGGTCGTCCCGGGCAACATTCCGGGCAACCAGGGCACGCCGTGGGGCCGGCCCGGGCAGGGAGTCCAGACGGCCTCCGATCAGGTACTCCAGGATGGAGTGAACGTCTACGAGTGCTGGATCAGGGAAAACGTCATCGAGGATCGCCGCACCACCGACCCTCTCCTCGGCGAGGAGGAGACCGTGGTGAAGGACGAGTGGCGGGTGATCGTCTACACCGGCCGCCACGTGCTGTTCGACTCGACGGCCAGCAATCTCTGGCAGCACAACCACCACCCCTACTCGAGGTACGTGGATGACGAGACAGGGGAGTTCTGGCCCGTCCCGCTGGTGACCTACTTGGCGCCGGCGCAAATAGCCATCGACCGGCTCCTCGCCGCCATGCAATCCAACGCCGAGCTCACCGGCAACCCGATCTTTATGGACGTGGCCAACTCCGGGCTCGGCCGTACCCAAGTGGTCAACCGGGCTGGCCTACGGCTCACGATGGACGCCTCCGTGGCCAATACCAACGGCGCCAAGCCGGCCTGGATGCCTCCGCCCCAAATGTCCGGAGACGTGCTCCCGCTCATCAATATGTGGCGGCAGATCATGGAGAATATCTCCGGGCTCTCCCAGCCTCAGAAGGGTCAACTGGCATCCGGGCGGCAGGCCGCTCAGACCATGCAATCCGCCCAGGAAGCGGGATTCGTGTCGATCCGGGGCTCGCTCCGGAACCTCGAGATCGCGATGGCCCGGGCCGGTACCCTGCTTGTCCACCTGATCGCTCAGAACTACACCGTCCCTCGGACTATGGCCATCGTCGGGAACAAGGGTACGTCCACCTCGCTCCTCCTCGCCGCCCGGCACTTCTACTCGCCGAGCCGGGATATGGAGACCGGGAAATACGAGATGACCCCCCTCGTGTTCTCCCTGACCGTCTCGACCGGCTCCGACCGGCCGACCTCGAGGCAGGCCCGAATAGCCGAGGCCGACGCCCTGTTTGCCATGCACGCCGTCGATCAGCAGTACGTCCTCCAGGCGCACGAGGTGGACGATTGGCAGGGTGTGGTACAACGGATGCAGCAGCAGGCGATGGCGATGGCGGCCGCCGGGGCCCAAGCCGGTAAGACCCCCGGCGGCAAGCCACAACCGAAGGGACCAGGAACGGGCCACCCACACTGACCAGTCGAATAACGACGGAACCCCCGGTTCGGAAACCGGGGGCCCTAGCCGGGAAGCAATCGCACCTGCCTAGATGAGAGAGTCCGGTAGCTACGTTACCAGGACTGTCCCGGCTAAACGTCCTTTCCCGCCGGCGCCCGGACCCCTGCCTGTCCGAGAGCTCAACCTCCGGTGCTCACACTCGTCAGACGAGCGCCAGCGTCGCGCGGTGGATTGCGGCCCTGAGAGATGGGTGAGGGATCGGGGGACTACGAGCGAGCGAAAGCGAGCGGGTAGGGGCTCCCGCCGGCCCTCCGGGCCGTTGGGCTCAGGGATGAAAGTAATGACGACTCCCCTCGAAAGATTCCGCCTTGGGGTTCCGCGCGCGCGAGTGGGGTGGGTGCAATACTTCGAGCATGGACATTCGGAATGGCCAGCCTTCGATTGACGACACCGGAGCTCGAGTCAAAGCTCAGGGTGGCGCCGGCCACGCCCCTCCGGGCCGCTCCGGAGATCCGCGGTTCGGATCGTTCGGCTCGAGCAGGATCACCAACCCTTACGTGACCCGCGACAACGACGCCGATTTCGATGATGACGACTACTGCTCACGAGGGGATATGGACTAATGGCCGGCGCTCCGTACGGAAACTCAGGTCGTCCACAGAACTTCGCCGACATAAT